GAGGTCCGAGCCTTTACCGTCGTCCTTCGAGTTGCCATAAGTGGAGGTGCCTACTGGAAACAGCTCTCCACTGTTCTGACCGATACCGTAGATATCGACCGCACCAGCTTGGTTGATCTTTGGTGTCGGGTCAGAGTTGGCAGTGGAGTTCAGGTTGTTGAGCATGGTCGTAAAGAAGTCCGACCCACCCGCTGGAGTTGGAGTATTACCCGCCAACCTGACCACCTACCTTCTTGTTGTCGGCCACTACGGGCCGACCTTCGTCAACGAACTGTCGATAGAACGGAAGACTGCGTTGAAGATATTCGTCAGTCGCGGATCACTTGCTGCAATGTTGCCTAGCGCCTGATCTACTTCTGTCGCCATCGCCTGCTTCTGTGCGTCACCCTGATGGGTGCTCGGGACCGTCCTCTTCCAGTTGAGGTAGTCGTCCATGATCGAGGTCATCTGATCAACCTGCGGGCCGAGGCCATCAGGCACGTCACCGTTCTTCACCATCGCACGGAGGTCAGCAATCTGTGCTTCACTGGTTACCTTCGTTGCGCTGCTGTTGGCGAACTTCGCCTTCAGGGCGAGGTTCTGGTCCAGGAAGGCAGCTGATGCTGTAGTCCAGGCGGCGGTTAGGTCGCTAGCCTGGGCTTTCTGTCCAGCGGCTATTGCTTGTGCCTTCATGTTCTTGTAGGCGTCCAGCTGCTTGTAGTACTCGCCGCTGGCGTGGGCTATCTGGATGTCGTCATAGAACTGACTCAATGATTTCACCTGACGGATGCCCATCGAGAGCTGGGCGTGGTAGGCCGCAGTGTCGAACGCTCCCTGAGCCTTCGGCAGGAAGTACGCGCCGACAGACTGGTACTTCTTCAGGAAGCCAACGTTGTGCTGCAGCCACTGCAGGCTTTCCTGCGAGGCAGGGATGTATGCCTTGTTGATGCCAGCGCCAGTGGTGGTGACAGTGTAGGCAATGCCTTCCGGGTGCAGAGCGGTGAAGATCGTCTGCGCGCGAGCAACATCTCCATTAGTGCCATTGAGGATCGACTTGTATTCGTCGGACAGGTTCTGGATGCCCTGCATGTGAAATGCGTAGTCAGAGGCGGTGCCAGCACCCCCCTTCATGGCTGAGGAGTTGTCGATGTTCTCATTGAGTCGAGACGGCGCTGCAGGAGCAATCAAGCCGAAGGCGAATCGGAAGTAAAGCGAGTTCCGAACCTGCGCCTTCAGTCTGGCCTGATAGACCTGAACCTCCGAGTCAGGAGCATTGGGACCCGGAGACAGTCCGGCAGCGTCCATATGCGCCATCGCGCCAGTCATCGCTGACGCGAAGGCGGCGTTCTTCTCGTCAGCACTCATCGCCCCGATGAGGTTATTGACGTAGCTCGGAGTGAGAGAGGCGAGGATTCCGTGATCACGGCCAACAGCTGCCTGGCCGTTCAGCGCCGCGTCCACCTCATTCCAGATGGTTGCCTGCTCGGGGAAGAGTTCAGCCACCTTGTGTAGCGGAATGTTGATCATCGGGCTCATGCTGAATCGCAGCGGGTTTTCAAAGCCCGGAGCTGAGGCCAGCACCTTCCCGCTCATGTCCATCCCGATCGGGAACTCAGCGATACCGCTAAATCCTGGCAGCTTCGATATCCCCACCATCAAGTCCCGCATCACTGCGGAACCTGGATAGGTGAATGTCGGCACACCGTTCTGGTCTTTGTACACCAGACCGCTATGCTCTGAAGCCTCCAGCGCCAGCATCATCTTCCGAGCCTTGAACGGGTCGGCAGCAAGACTACCACCCCAGCGGCGGATGAATGCTTCCATCGCTCGGGGGAACATTAGAATGTTGCGGGCGATGACGTCGGCCTGGGTCTTCTGACCCGGGTCGTCAACCATCTGCGCCGTTCTGACGTAAGCACGTCGAACGGCCTGACCCTTCAGCACCGCGTCAGCACTCTCTGACGACAGTCCAGTCGATGTCAGGTGGTCAAGCATCCCAGCGGCATCCTGCTCGGCACGAGCCTGGAGGTAGTGAGCACTGAAGAACGGCATTGTCGCGTGCCGCTTCATCGGCCCCTCGGCAAGCAGGTCGAATACCTTTCCGGTCTTCTCCTGTAGCGCGGTTGCCAGTGTCCAGGGCGCTCCGGTTGGAGTGGTTGCCATATACTCTGGCGCGAGCACCTGTGCGGGCAGGTCAGTCTTGTCGATGTTCTGACCAAACCACATCTCATCAGGTGCAGTGCCGTGCTCGGTGAGGTAGTCAACCAGCTTCTGGTTCCTGACACCCTTCTGATTCTTTAGCAAGTAGTCGAAGTCGTCAGCAAGGTTGGCAGCCCACTGGTGCTTCCCGATAGCCACCTCTTCGGGAGTAGTGGCTAGGGTCGCCTCGGACGAACTCTCGTCCACCTTGTAATACTGCCCGAAGGCAGTGTGCTTCGACTCACTCTCCAGAGCCTTGATCACCGTAGTAATATCTCGCTCCGGATCCTGCAGGTAAGCCATCACCGCCTTCGTCGTCTCTGGTGAGTTGAACGTCCGAGTGTGGAGCGCGTTCATGAAGCGAGCCTGACCCAGCGTGGTGTCAGTGTTCTGGAGCGCAAACCCAGTGCGACGCAGCTGCTTCCCGCCAGCCGCCTTCTCGGCGGCCTGGGCTAGCAGTGGGTGGTCTCCAGCTGCGAGGTTGTAGGTGACCGGCTGGGGGACCAGGCCAGATTCCACCATATCTCGAATCTGATGACGCCCAGATGCGATCGAGTCCTGCACGAGCTGCTGCCCGAGATTGTGGACAGCGTTCGGAACCACCTCCGCCAGCTCGTGAGCGTGCGCCAGCTCTTCGGGACTCATGCCCCGGAGGAGCTGCTGGTGATAGAACTGTGTCATCGTGGAGAGCTGATCGCTCAGCAGGCTGCCGATACGGGTGCGGCCATAGCCACTCATTGTGGCGAGGTCACCCTTCTCCACTCGGGAGAGGGTGTGCTTCGCTATGTTGACTTCGTGCTTCGAACCAGTCTCTAGCGCGTTGGCTAGGTTCTGCTTCGCTGCAGCTAGAACGTCATCCGGGACGGTACCTAGATCAGCGACGCCCAACTTCTCACCGATCTTCGCCAGTTGTTCGGACGAAGAGAAGGTGAGTGCACGCGCCCGAGCCACCGGGCCAAAGAACCCATCGTTAACTGACTTCGTGTATGCTTCCAGGTTGTTACGGATGGCGGTAGAAGGCTTCACGAGCAAGCTGGTGCGAAAGAGGTTCGAAAGCCGATCTGCCGCCGTACTGGTGGCAACCCTGCCCACAGTGCCTTCATATAGGCCGATCTTTGCACTGGCCTTCTGGAGGTCCTGGAAGGACGGGAGCGTCATTTTACTAATGGTCTGACCCTCGTGCAACGCTATCGGATTACCACCCTGCACTGACCATGCAGTGCTGTCAGGGTGGCTATAGACCTCAATGGTGCCAGCACGGTCATCCAGCAGTCGCTTGCCAGCGGTCGTTCGAGACAGGCCCGCAGCGTGTGCGACCTGGTCAAACAGCCCCTGGACAATTGCCTTCCGGGTGCCGATGTCGCCACCGGCGAACTGGGTAGCCAGCTGAGAAGCCTTGCCTGAGCCTAGATAGAACTTCGCGTACTGCTCTACCTTCTTGGCTGTGGCCTGGTCATTCAGGTCCATCACCGTGTTGAGTGGCATCAGGTTGTGCCAGCGAGCCTGACCCAGTCGCAGTCGCGCTGCAATGGCGGACGGGCTGGACCAGCCACCGATAGACGCCGCAGAGAGCGTCCCGGCATCCGGAGCTACGGCCTGACCGTAGCGACGAAGGTTGTATGCCACCTTCCCTTGTTCGGCGGGAAGAAGACTGTCGCCCCAGGTCGAGGCCGTGGGCGAGTTGTCCTTCGCTGCGCGCAGTGCAGATGCCAGCTGATTCTTCTTGTCAGCAAGGTTGGCTAGCGCCTGGCGGTGCCGGTCGAGGGCTGAAGCCTGCTGGGCGATAGCATCCTTCATCTTGCCCAGATCCTGCGCATCACTGGCAGCACTGAACCGATTAGCCGCCTGGGCTGCTGCGCCCTTCGCCAGGTTTGCCTGACGCTCGATAGCCTGGAGATCACTGACATGCTGACCGATGAGGGCGGCATCCGGTGCGGCAACAATCATTCCGCTGTCGAGATGGATAGCGTCTTCCTCGGTCGGAAGGAATCGTGCAGGCAGCTTGCTCAGGTTAATCGCGTGCACTGCGATGCCGGGGTCAGCCGCCTTGACGGCGGCGTCGTATACAGCCTGATCCTCCGGTGCCAATCTCCCTGCGTTTCGTGCTGCCAGGAAGGTTGCATCAGCGGCCTGAGACTTCAGGAGGTTCTGAGTGACGGTGTGTGCTGCTCGATTGGCAGCGAACTGTCGCCACCCCCAGTTGCTCACTGCGCCAGGCATGTAGCTGGAATCAACAACAGCCTTGCCTGTCACCAGCCGCTGAAGGCCATGATTCTCGGCGATGTACTGAGCAGCCTCCGCAAGGCTAGTGATCGGCTTGCCTTCGACGTTCTTCAGAACGTCACTGCTGAGCTGAATGGCTCCAGTGTCGTCAGCCAGTCCGCGCATCACGCCCTGAGTCTTCCCGATGAAGTCGGGAACGAGGTCCACCAGTGCGGGAGTGGCCTTCTGGATGCGAGCGTACTCGCCAGCAGCCTGAGCAAGGCTGGCGCCGTCGCCAGCAGTGATACCCTCGCGGATCTTGTTGGTGCTATCAATAAACCCCTGCCAGCCGTTCAGGACGGCTGCGCGAGAGCCGAGGCGATTAGCCTGCACGGCAGGGTCCAGTAGCTTCACCATCGAGTCGGCGTCATTTAGTGACTTGATCGTGATGGACGTCTTGCGGGCGGCGTTCAGGACCTTGCCCAGGATCATCGTCGGGTCCAGCGCGAAGCTGGCAACGAAGTCGGTAGTGGCAGCGGTCATCGCAAACTTCGTGGGGTCTTTCACAGGGTCGATGCCCAGACCTCGGGCAGTCTGAGTTCCAAAGGTCTGAGACTGTGCATTCAGGCGCTTCGAGAAGTCAGAGAACTCCGGAGATTGCAGGAATAGAAGCTTTTGCATCGCCGGATCAGTGTTGGGGTCACCCGTAGTAACCTGACCAACGATGCTCTCGTTGAACTTCTTCGGGTCCTTCGCCAGCTGTAGAGCCATCTGCTCGGCGTCGTCCGCCGAGATCCCCCACTTATCAACTGCGCCGCTCTGGTTGTATTGGTCGATAGCAGGCTGGATGTCAGTCTTGGCGTAGCCGTGAGCATCAAACGCCAGGTTCGACCAGATCGAGTTGGGGTCGTAGCCCAGTGCGGTCATCTGCTCGGCACGCTGGGCGTGTGTCGCAGCGCCGTACTTCGCGGTCTGCGGAGCAGTGACGTCGTTGGCGTTCAGTGGCGAGATGCCCAGGTGCTGCTCAACAGAGGAGATGTCATCCGAGGCTCCGGCGACGGCTGAGGTGGTGAGGTTGTAACCCTCGGTCATAACATTGGTTACGGGGTTGTGGAGCGCGTCGTACCCAATGCGAGTAAGGCCGTGCAGGATCCCATGACTCCAGAAGCCGGTATTGGGCTTCTGGGCAGCCTGGGGGGCAGCGGGAGTAGAGGAGGGGGCTCCCGCCGCCGCGCCCAGACCGGCTGGCGTGGCAGATACCTGCCGTGCATCAGAGTGCGAGTAATCGACACCCATAGCGTCCATCGCTGCGCGCTCGTCATCACTGAAGTCGATAGGGACTCCACTGATGCGCGCCAGCGTCATCTTGTTCTGTGCCTTCACTCCGGCCATGTACTGGTCGATAGCCTGAGCCTGCTGAGGGGTGGCGTTAGCGCCAGCCAGAGCCTGCATCAGTCCGGGGTGAGTGTTGATGTTCAGGTTGCCGGTGGCAACCGAGGCGAGATGGTCCAGTGCAGACGAGTAGTCAGCGGGCGTTCCACCCGGGTAGATCGAAGTTGGCGTCTGGGCCATCTCTGCCTCCTCGTGCTAGTAACCCCCCGCTGCTGCGTTCTGCAGGAGGTCAGCCAGGACGCCAGTGGTGTCACTGGCGCTCAGCTGACTAAGTAGTCGGGTCATCGACCCATCTGTCTGTGCGAATGTGCTCTGTGGTGCACCGTTACCGAGGTTCAGGAATGCCGAACCACCACCAGGACCGATATCGACGCCGTGCGTCACTGGCTCGTTCGGGCGCTGCGAGGGCGCACCGAACTCTCCACCGGAGTACTGCGGTGCCACCTGGCCCTGAGTCTGTCCAGACGGGTCTGGAACGTCAGGAGCGGGGGGCATCTGCGGTGCGGCAGCCATCGGTTGCGTCTGCTGCGCCAGAGCCTGCTGCTTGGCAGCGCCGTAGTCCTGCCCTGGGGCGGTGGAGATGGCTTGCCCATCAGTCCTGGCGCTATGTGCGCCTGGACCACTTACTGGTGCCGGGTTTGCAGGCGGGCGATACCCGCCGTGTCCGTCAGCCATCTTCCACCTCCTATTGCTTGCCTATCCACATATGCCAGACGAATGCAGCTACAGTCCCTGCCACCAGGGCACACAGCAAGGGACCTAGCAGCTCGTTGTGCAGGCCCTCCCTGAACTCGGTGGTCAGGTATTCGTGGTTGTGCTTCTTCAGCCAGACGTCCATGCTGATCCAGGTGACGTTGATACCAACGATCAACGCCACCCACAGCCATACACCGATGCTTGATTCGTCAGTCATTACGGTGCTCCTGTCGCGACCTTGCGCTGGATCGTATCCTGCAGGACGGGACTGCTGCCCTGGCCTCGGAATCCGGCAATCATGTTCTGGATTGTCGGCCTACCACCGGCAGGCATCCCTGCCTGTCCGGGTGCTACGCCTTGGGGTAGCTGTCCAAGGTCGCCGCCCGGTGCACTACCTGAATCTCCAGGCCCCGGAGCGCCTCCCGGAGGCTGTTGCTGCTGCGCAGCAGCCTGCTGTTCGGCCTGTTCTTCCTGCTGTGCCTGCTGAATCGCCTGCTGGTACTGGGTGAAAGCCTTCTCGGTTGCATCTTCGATCGTACTCCCATCCTGTCGCAGCTTGGTGATCTGAGTCACCAGGCTAATGATGTGTGTCGGGTCCTGCCCCTGGGCAGCCATCGGGCCGATGGACTGCACCAACTGGAAGACGCCCTGCTTCAGCGCCTCGCGAGTGGCCTCAACGTCGATCTGCTTTTGCATCTGGATGGCGTCGATGTCATAAGGCATGTTCTCCATCGTCGTCTGCTTGGAGATGATGCCAGCGCCGTCCAGCTGGAGCATCGTCACGACAGCCTGAGCAGGCTGCATACCGCTACTGAAGCCGTATGTCACGATGCATTCGTACTTCCCAGCGATGTCGATCGCGGGAGTGTAGTTGATCTCGTAGCTGTTGCCGGACATTGTCCCGTTCAGCTGCTTCTCCTGGTGCGGCCACCACTTCTCGTCCATCTCGAAGCAGATTGCGAAGATGTTCTCGAAGCCGTCCTTGAACATCGCCTGCGCTCCGGCGATCTGGGTGGTGAAAGAGCCGAGGAGGGCCTCTACACCCTTACCGGTGATGACAGAGGCGTTACTGTTGCCGCTGCGGGCGTCGGGGTACCGACTGCCCATCTGCAGCTCCTCCTGGAGGATCTGATTCTCGTTGAAGACGCCAGGCGGCAGTTCGAGGTTGACACGGCGGACGTTCTGAGGGTTGTCGGTCTGCCACACCGAGTGTGGGCCGATTGGGAACTCATCGACGTCCTTCGGGATGGCGATAGGCGCGCTCACTGCCTCATAGGCAGCTTCGAGGGTCAGACTGGTCATGATCGCCCTGGCGACCTGCACCCAGATGACGTCATCGAACTGACCACGCGGGATGTCGTCCAGTCCAGGCCGCTCGATGATGTAGGCCGGTGCACGACTCAGCTTGTGCTCGTAGCTGTTGAGCACGAGCCCCTGCCGCTCGGGCAGGAACAGTCGGACATGACTACCGTCTACCCAGCGAACCATCTCCAGCTGGGTCTCGCCGTGATCTCCGCCCTTCTTCCCGAAGTTCTCGCCCTCGATGATGGCTTGATACTCGGGGTACATCGCGCAGAGCTCGTCAATCGACTTGTGCCACTGTCGCGAGTAGACAACCACCTGCCCGAACCTGTCGAGCTGGTAGTAGGAGTGGCGGGGGTCCTCGACGTGGATGAACGGCCGCTTCCCGGTCTGGTCGGGCTCGACGTAGATCGGGAGGAAGCCGTAGCTGACGTACCGATCGGCGCCCTTCATCATCTGCTTCGCGAGCTTCGACTTGGTCGAGTACGAGTCTGCGATCCGGTTCTTCGTCTCGGCACGACGCTGGTCAGCGTCCGTCCGCATCTTCCCGCTGGCGCAGCGAACAGACGGCAGCGGAGCAAGCAGCTCGCTGACGTCCTTTGCCACGATGTCGATGAAGTTGTGGATCGGGACGCCCTGGAACGAGAGGTTGAGCTCCAGCTCTTCCGGGAAGAGCGCCTTCAGATCCCCGTTCCGGACAGCGCGTACCTGCTCGATCATCTGATCCCGGTGCGCGTACTTCATCTTCAGCTTCCGGTGCTGAGCCACCATGTCGCCCGAGAAGGTAGGAAAAGCCCACTGCGGTTGTATCATTAGCCCACCTCTCCAAACTCGGACTCGAACTTCTGGCGACGGATATCAGCCAGACTGATGACCCTCTGAGTCCGCTTGTTGCCAGCAGAAGTGAAGGGGTTGTTGCGGTGTGACGGCATCTTTCGCTGATTCCTGCCGAGGATCTTCTTCGCTGCGATCTCGCAGAACCAGAGCGCCATCACGAGGTCGGTCTTCGCCTTCTGGCTCATCCCTTGCGGCTCCCAGATCACCAGCTGCTGGTGCAGCTCGGCGCACCAGCTGTTCTTCAGGGTCGAGGGGAGCGAGATGAGGTGGAGCGACTTGTCGTCCTGGCGGCACGACTCGAACAGCGGCGCCATCGTGGCGATACCGAAGTCCGAGTCGAACTTGTTGTCGGTGGTGTAGTGCTCGGTGAGGATGCACCCACGACTGCGGAGGAACTGAGTCAGCTCGGGGTCCTGAGTCAGGAACCGCTGGAAGGCGTTCCGCTCGATGACCCACTCATTGATGTGGTACTTGTCGGTGAAGAACTTCACCTGCTGGCGCATCAGCTCGGGAGTGCACGCCTTCTTGTTGAAGCCGTCCAGCACCCACCTCTTCCCGGTGGTGGGGTCGAGGGCCATCACCACCATCGAGGTGAAGTTGACGGTGGCGGGGTCGAGCCCGCCTATCAGGTAGAGCCCCTGCATTCCCTCGGGCCGGAAGACCTCGTTCAGAACTCCGGCGAGGCGACCCTTCGAGATGGAGGCGGAGACAGCGTCACCAGCGAACGTCATCTCGTCGCTGACGTTCAGCTGCTGGTAGATGAGCGCCCACTGGGCGTCTCCACGCTTCTTCTTCGCCAGGCTCTTCCCCGGCCACTTCGCGGGCCACAGCGTCGTCCAGGTGCTACTGTCGCCGTCCCCGAAGTCGAGGACTGCGGGCTGGCGGAAGTAGGTCCACACTCGGTTGTCGTCGTGGTCGCGAACCTCGGTGAGCTGTCGATATAGGTCTGTAGGGCTGACGCGCGTTCCCAGGATTGCAAGCAGGCCACCGCCCTCGGCGTCGGACGGGAGGCGGGACTCCACCTCGCGATCGAGGAGGAGCATCTGCTTCTCGTACTCGTTGGCGTTCTTCGTGATGATGACGTCATCCATAAAGATGATGTCAGACCGGGTGCCGTAGATAGAACCACCCCAGCCCAGTGCCTGGACTGTCGGGTCCTTCCCGGTCTTCTTCCCGCCCTTCACGTAGATCGCATCTGCCGACCAGCTGTTGTCGGGGTCCTTCCAGCCGCCCTCGGGGGCGAACTTCAGGTGCATCTCCCGGTACATCGGGTTGGTCAGCTTCTGCTTCACCTCGTAGAGGAACTGCTTAGCCAGGTTCTTCGAGTTGGACATCAGGACGATCCGGACGTCCGGGTTGAGGTGAATCTGGTGGACGGTGTAGTTGACGGTGAAGGTAGTTGACTTCGCGTGTTCCGGGGGGACGTTGATAAGGATGCGGTTAGGCTCTCCCTGCTCGAATGTCATCGAGTCGTGGAGGTCCCGGGGAACTCGTCCCTCAATTGCGTCCCACATTCGCAGCTGGTGCGGATGTAGTGGCTGGTGGAGATAGTCACGACAGAAGACGTCGAATGGGGGAATGGCCGGGCGGCCAGTCTCCTTCATCTCGTTCTTAACCTGACGGATCTCATCCACCTGCCGACGGAATTCAGGATCTGTCTTCCGCCAGTCGAAGTAGGTCGCTTCTTTCCGGCTCACCGCATTCATCGCTGGAATGATCTCTTCACCAGCTGCAATTCGGCGGAGCACTTCGAGCTTCGCCTCTTTTGCCGAAAGTGGCTTCATGCTGCTAGGGTTGGCGAGATTACGTGGCGGTTGAATCTGACGCCCTTCAGCGTCTACATAGATCGTTGCCATTCTCTCACCACCTGCATCCGCGATTTTGAAATCGCAGTATATAGCGGCGCTCCATAGAGCGCCGCGCTAATACCACCTTTATGAAAGGTGGTGCCAAAGTCTTTATAGAGCCAGCATGAGCTGGCTCATCTTCTGCTTGGTGATGGGCGATTCAAGAGAGCCCATTACCAGTAGAGCCAGCTCTCAGTGAGCTGGCTCTTAGTAGCGGCTCTACAGAGCCGCTGTAGTAGTAAGGGCTTCACTCAGTGAAGCCCGTAGTGCTTGTGGCTCAGTCGCCGCCTGGCTACCACAAACCCCCTCACTTATATGGCGGGGGTCTAGGGGGTCAAAAACAGTGCTGTTGTGACGGACGTCACAGAGGGCTAGGAGGCTCGAAGTGCCTCCAGCCCAGCATCTACGGGGAAAACTGGTTTGGGCAGTTTCGAGCTCCTGTGACGGCGGTCACAGTCTCAGGAGGTCTGAGGAGCCTCCAGAGAGGCTCTGAGGCCGACTGGGCCGGAGTGGACTGATAAACAATTCTGGTGGTGGTGAATTCAGTCGAATTCACATTCACACACTTCCACACAACTCCAGTAGCCCTCCCTACCTTCATCCACTGCTCTTACCCCACGTCCAATGCTACCCGGGATATTTTAGGGTAGGTAGTACCTATAAATACGAGCCGCCCACTAACAACCCCGGGTCAAGCCTAGGCTCAGGCACCATACCTGCCCGGGATGCCCGGCATGCGGGCGGTGTGGGCATTGGCCGTTCATCATGCGTATCAGCCACACTCTGTGCGGCATGGGTGGTTGGATTGCCTAGCATTGCCTAGCATTCT